CCGAACTCCAGCACGTACGCCTGGGTGGTCGAGAACTCGAAGTGAACCAGGCGGGCAACCGCGCTCGCTGTCTTGGTGTCGGCCACGTAGACCGTGCCAGGGCGCCGGGTGATGGGGCCTTGGATCAACGGCACGTTGTTGAGGCAGGTCTTCAGAGCGCCGCGGTACTTGTCAAAGTCCGTGCGGCCATACAGCAGTGGGGAGATTTCGCCGACGCTGAAGAAGTTCTGGACGGGGGATACTTTTGGCATTAGCGGCGCGCCGAATACCAGGTATCTTCGAGCCCGCGCGTCGGCATGTTCTCAAAGGCGTTAGCCTGACGCGCCAGCTTGCGAGACATCTGGTACTCCTGCGCTGCGTACTCGCGCTTCTTGTTGCTCTGCGTCAGGCGCTCGCATGTCTGCATGGCGAGACGTGATGCCAGCATATCCACGAAGGCCGCGTCGAACGTGGCGGGATCAGTGATTTGCGCGATGTAGACGATGTGCATGGTGGCGTAGGAGGACATGATGCATTTCACGCCCTCGTGGTTCTCGATCTTCCAGTCGACCGTGTTGTCACCCTCGAACAAGTTGCTCTCGTTCTGAGCGAGCAGGCGCAGGAAGTCAGCCGGCACCGGGTAGGCGTAGGCGAAGCCGCTGTTGGTGTTAGGGGTTGTGGCGTGCGCTGCCAGGGTGGCTCGCTTCTTGGCGAAGCCCCAGCGGTAGGTCCGCAACTCCAGATCACGCATGTCAGTGTAGCAGGCGTTCATCTCTCGCGCGTTTGGGTGGTCCTGCGTCAGCGACGTGATACGCTCGGCGCCCAACTTCTGTAGGGCGAGGTTGCAGATACTCACTTCAGATACGGCCATCTATCGGACCTTTCGTTATGTAACCATCAATAGGCGTTGCCGCCAGCCCACTCGTGACCTGGTAGCCCTTCGGAGGTCAGCCACGCCTGCACATCAGATGGCCTCATAAGACGGACGCTGTCCATCTCGTAGTACGTGACAGCGCCGCCAAAGAAGCTGCCGGGTATGCCGTTGTCTTTAACGTACTTGGCTACTTGTGACCTATGCCACTGCTCTGGGTTCTCAGTATCACCTGGATCAATCGCATCGCCAGTTGTACCGATATGCAGCAGTGCTACTACACCGGCAGCAAAGGTTGGTGGTGTTATCTGTAGCCCTTCGTTATCGTATGTACCCTTAGCTGTCATGAATTGACCTGAGCCAGCCCACCAGCAGTAGTCGAAATCCTTAGCTTTCTGCAGTTCACCCTCGACATCTTCCAGTAGGCCACGAGCAACAGCGAATGTACGCAGGTCGCCCTTGGTAGGTGCGTAGATTACTAGGTCAATCATGTGGATGCCTCCGCTATGCCAGTGTCGCCCAGGTCTTCGTCCCACATACGGAACTGGCCTATGGTGCCCATGTAGTCGTAGGCGAGCAGCATGTTGGTGGCAGATAGGTCGGGGAGGGCTGTTGGTGTAACGTCTGCCGTGGCCGCTGTTCCGTCCTTGGCCACGTTAATCGCGCCTGATGTGTGCCGGGATGATATGTTGACATCAATATTAACACCAGGGCTGTACTCAGCAGCAGCAACCACGGTGTCCAGCGTGCCAACAGCGTTCTGGTTGGCGTTGATCTCGCCTGTAGCTGTGGTGTCTGTGTCCACGTCGAGAATAATGTAGTTGCTCGCGTCAGCATACCAACGCGCCAGTGTTATCTGGGCAGCAGTGGCTCCATCAGCATAAGTAAGCTCCCCATCCATCTGCATACTCATGTTCACCGAACTGTACGGCAGGTTAGCCGCCGCTACTGTCAGCGTCTCAGCGGCGCGTGTGACCGTGGCACCGGCAGTGGGGATGTAGGATGATGGGGTGGAGCCTGCTTCGATTTGTGCTCCATATATTTGTTGGTCGCCAATAGCAGCCGACCCACCAGTGGGGTTAAAGTCGTTGTAGAAAACCCACCCCACAGTCGTGTTATCTACCGAGTCACCACTCACACTCAACCGCCAGTAGTCGCCACAATCCTTACCTGAGTATGCAAGCGGTGCGGTAAAACCCCCCGCAGTTACCACCGTCAGCGCCCCAGTGTATGTATTTATCACTACAGCTTGATATGTGCTCACTCCGCCCGTAATGAAATATACATAAAGACCCGGCGTGTCAGCGTCACCTATGGCCTTTTTCCTTATGTAGACCGAGTTGGTGTAGATTGTGTTTGTGCTAGCTGTGGCAGTTCTTGTGAGTCCTTCGTTGCCTGCGGTGTTGGCCATAGTGTCCGCAGAAGACACGCCGTCAGGCCCTGTTGCTGTGTTAGGTGTTACCGTGACGTTAGGGGGTGTCGCCCAAGCAGCGTTGTCGAACTCATGGCTATACGTGACCAAATTAGTCCGCGCTTCGCTCTCAAGCTGGATGCCTTCGTTCACCCAGGCGCTGCCGTTGTAAATGTGGTGGCCACGGCGCGGGAGGTAGACTGCCGCTGACGTGGTGGGGACGTAACTGTCGCCTCGGTCGGGGTTGTCTACCATGCCGCCTAGGTCGGAGCGGTAGGTCCACATGGTGTCCACTGAGCCGACGATTGTGAGAGTAAGTGTAGTTGTCGTCGCCGTTATCTCTACAGGAACGCCTAACGAAGCGGAGCCCGTGCCAGCCCCCGACAGCGTTATGCTGCCCGTGCCTGTGCACTCTACCATGTACGCCGCCCCGCTAATGACCGTGATGTTCTGCGTAACAGGTGCCGCGCTGTTTAACGCTAGATTATGCGGTGCCCACTTCAGCAGCCCATCGCTGTCCACCATCGTCTTGGCGGACGCGCCGGTGTAGGTCAGGCTGTTGTCGAACGTAGATGTGGCACGACCGGTACGGTAGAACTCAGACGCGAAGTCGAACACCAAGTTGGGGTTCGAGCCCGCAACAGCGTAGGCATCGCTGCCGCCAAAGAATAGCGATCTGCGTCGTCTATGGCGTAGGCTCATGCCAACTCACCTCGTTGTTTACGGTTCAGCGAGCGCCGCGGCGTGCCAGCAAGCGAATGTCGATAGCGGTGGAGCCGTCGCCGGCTGTGACGCTCGGTCGAACGTAGCGCGGAGCTTCGACGATGACCTCGATGCCTGCCGCCGTCTTCGTGATCGCGTTAGCCTGCGGGTCAGTCAGAGAGTGCCAGGTCGAGCCATCGTTCGAGCCCTGCATGGTGCAAGAGCCGCCCGTGCTGAACGTACCCTCGATGGTCACAGTCATATCGACAAGATTGTAGGTCTCTATCTGAGCGCCAGTGTCGCCGTTGGCGACAGCCAGCCACTCGTAGAGCCATACCTGCATGCCAACTTGTGTGGCAGTGTCGAGAGCAGATTCAGCCATTTGTCAGGCTCCCTATACCGGGTGATCGGCTTGTTTGATGTAGTTCTCAATCGCCTTGAGACCGCGCAGGATGGCGGTCTTGTCGCCCGTGATGCCTGTGGTGGCATCGGTCACGCGCAACTCAATGACGGTCGACCCGGTGGACGTGCCAAAGGTGACATCGTCAGGGTTTCCGCTTACGCCCGGGGCGGTGACGCCGTAGAAATGGTCAGCCATGCTGAACCTCCTTGTTGAAAGGGCGAGGCCGAAGCCCCGCCCGATCAGTTACACCGAGTAGACGACCTTGAGGTGGATGGCCGTCGGGCCACCGTTGAAGGTCGTCGAGATCTGAGCAACCACGTCGTAGTCACGCTGGGAGTCAGCCGAGAGACCCAACGCTTCCCACAGAGGCCCGTCAGCGAAGGCGTAGGTGTAGACGCCCGACTCGAAGGTCAGGTCGTTGTTGGTGTTCGCAGTGGTAATCAACGCGTGCGCCGAAGCAAACAGATCGGCGTCAACGACGGTGTCGCCGTTGCCGTCAGTCTGCCAGATGCCAATGTTGATCGCACCTGCCGTTGAAGCAACGGCGCAACTGAGCAGCACCTGGTGAACGACCGCATTCGATGGAATACGGCAGAACCGATAGGTGCTGTTGGCGGTGTCGGCCGCGCCGGACGTTACCGTGCCGCAAGCGACGCGCATCCTGCCGCCCTGAACACGCCCATCGACGGGTGTGCGCGGGGTGGCGATCATCGCGGCGACGCTTACGGAGTCGAGATGTACAACAGCCATGTCTTTAGTCCTTCTCTACCCGTTATGCCCGGTAGGATTCGATGTTGAAGACTTTCTCTTCATCCAGGCGAGTCGCGCCGACGCACTGCATGACGTACAACTGCCAGGGTTCGCCCTGGAGGTCGTTACGGGTCGTCACTGAGGTGGACAGGTCGCCCCACACACCCATGTGCATACCACTCTTCGTCCAGACCGGCACGTTGACCTCGTTGGTGCCTGCGGCAACCGTCTCGATCAACTCGCAGTGGACGAAGTTAATGCCCAGGAAGCGGGTGAGTTTGCCGTTCTCCAACACAGGAGCGTCGCCGCTCTTGTAGTCGGACGAGATGACCTCGATCTCTTTCAGGAGGGCGCTGTCATCCTTGGCTGTGATGCCGCAATACAATGGGTCCATGTCCAGGTCGATGTGCTTGGACATCGCCAGTTCGCGGACTGCATGCAGCTTGGCCACGTTCAGTCGGCTGGACGTGCCGCCGACATCAACGTCGATCTCGTTGCCAGACGTGAAGGCAGTGGACGTGCCACCAGACTCACCGGTCTTGGCCGAGCCCTGGAACGCCTCGATGATCTCAGTGTCGCGAGCACGACCCATCGCGTAGACCGCGTTGGTAACGTACTGGCTCTCTGGATCAGTGATGAGGCGTAGCTTGTCGAAGGTGTCGATCAACTGCGGCAGATCATAGTCGGTCGGGAAGACCCACCGACGATCCGTCGGAGCATCCACGCGGCCCATAGCGGCGAAGCGGGACACAACTTTCTGTGCCTCGATCTTGCCGATCTGGTCAACAGGACTGGCCTGCTTACCGACATGGTTGCCCATCATAACGTAAGGGGATAGCTTGCTGCCCTGCTGCTGGAGCAGAAGCTGAATGTTGGTGCTGTACTGTTGCACCTGGAATGTCGGGATGACATTGATGGACATTTAAAGTCCCTCCAAAATCCGGTTTACGGGTTCTTCGAAGGGCTTTCCTGCTGGGCAGGGCTTACTTCTGCGCTTTTACGCGAGCGTCGCGTCCGTACTCTCACGGTGTCTCCCGGCACATCTTGCGACGTGTTCCCGGCTCTGTCGCCCATAATGTACGTGGCCAAGGCGTCCGCACGATCAATCACCCGTTGGGGTTCAAGATCGTGTCGGTGTACCAGCCTGACACATTCAAGGCGGATGGTGCTGTTATCTGTTCCATACCTAGTCACAGATGTCAACCCTCTGGATAAGCAGCGCGATGCAGTCGTGTCATCTGCTCACGCGCAGACGCATCACCTTGGTTGTAGCGAGCGGCAAAGGACTTGTCGCGCATCAACTCACTGATCTTGCCCAGCGCCGCCTCTGGTGAGCCGCCCGCGCTGAACTGGCGAGAGACGCCGTTGCTGGAGACGAACTGATCGTCCACGCCCATCTTGCTGCCAATGTTGAGCACGAACCGCAGCGCCTCGCCCGGTCCCAACGCCTGCTTCAGGCCCTGCAACTGCGTCTCGGTCATGCCGAAGGTGTCAGCGGTGCGGTCCACGATGGCCGCGTTAGCTTCCCAGTTCTTGCCCCACTCGCCCTTGACCTCGGCCAACTGGGCCGCGTCGCGCTCGGCACTGCCTGCGGACTGCTGCTCCATCAGGGTGCTAGTGTAGGCGTTCCACTTCTCAGCCAACTGGTTGGCCATGGGGACCGGGACGCCTGCCTCAAGCATCCACGACGCCGCCTCCTTGGCGAAGCTGTCGTCGCCCCCTTCAGGCACGGGGAACTTGTAGTCTTCTGTGGTCTTGCCGGCACCCAAACGCTCCCAGATCGGGCGCATGTTCTCAGGCGTCTGCTCCTTCGGAAGGCGCATGACGCTATCCAGGTCGCCGGTCAGCTTCTCCAGGTGGAAGGCGCTCGTCGCCAACCTGTCCACGTCCGGGAAGCCCTTCGCGGCTACCCACGACTTGACGTTGGCGTCGCTGATCGCGTCCCAGGGGGAGGCGGGCGCTGCGGCTTGGGCGGGAGCGGCTGACGCGGGGGTTTCAACAGCAGCGAGAGACTCTGCGGTGGAGGACACAGACAGGGAACCAGATGCTCCAACTGCTCCCGCGTCAGCACCTGTGGACCCTGCCTCAGTGGCGGCTACTTCGTCAACCATAATGTTATCCTGTCGTGTCTGTGGGGCGACCGTCTACCAGTCGCCATAGGCTCTCTTCATCCATCTGGAGGTGCTGCTGCAACCGCAGCCAGACCTCCCGACGGCCCTCTAGCACCAGGCTCGCGCGGTCATCAGGCGTCACCGTCGTCTGATTAGCGCGACAGAACCTGGCCAAGTCAGCCAGGACAATCTGCGCGTCCTGGCTTTCAAGATCAAACAGTCGCCGGTAGGCGTTGCGCCTGCTTCGCAGGAAGCCCCGGGCGCGGTCTACAAGTATGCGTGGTGTGATCACCTACTG